ATGCAGTTTGACTGGTGGCTGCAGCAGTAGCATCGGTACCCACTGCCATATGACTGGGAACTGCAATAGTATTACCAACTAGACGAGCAGCAATAACTAGCTTTCCAACTGCTACTACTAGGTTATCAATTTTACGATAGTCTTTTTGAATACCCTTTTCATCCAGAAGAATAACTTCAAGATTTCCTTTTATACTTACTGATTCTGTAAACATGTTTTTTCCTTAAAAAGTTCTTTTTATATATTTATATTATTAAAATGTAATCACTGGTGAACCAGCATAAATTTCATCAAAGTAATCTATTGCATAATCTACATTAATACCTGAACCCGAATCTGTAATAGAAACACTACTTATATTATTATCAATATTCTTACTAAATACTTGTGAGAGCTCTTCAGATAATGATAAGCTATCATTTACTAATGAACTTCCTGATATATCATTTAAATTAGATATCACATTTACATCATCTGAGAAAGCTGCTAGATAAAGCACAAGACCTAGGGATTCTGATACTGTTACAGTATCGTCTACAGGTTTATATACGTCTAAAGATATAAAATTATCGGATATGCTTAAGACATTTGCAAGGGGTTTTTGTAATTCAAATACTTTACTATCAAGAATATTAAATACACTGTTAAGTTGAGTAAATACATTTTTAGCAGAAACCACTTCTACATTGGCACTAACATTCGCAATAGTAGTCAAGGCCCTATTTACAAACAAATTAGTACCAGCTTGATGAACTAGTTTTTTAACAGTATTATAAAAAACACTTATATCAAGCTCAGATTCAACCTGATAAGCAAATGGCTGATACAGATTTTTATCTTGTAAACGTACATCTGGCTCAGATAAAAAGCCTTGAGTTGCAATATATTCACCGGGATATCGAGCTATGGCTCCTACATTAAACGTTATGATAGCATCAGAAGGACTAGATGTTCCACCAGCTGTTAAAGAAGTAGTTACTTGTGATGTCGTGGTGGTAGAAGATAATAAAACCCCTGTAAAATCAGAAGACGTAACATAATCTGCATCAAAATATCTGGTAGGGTCTGTATCAGGGTGAATTCTTACTAAATTAACGCTCTCTAGAAACCCCCCAGCAGTTGTAGTAAAGTATTTAGTAGATGACGCTACTCCTAAATCATTAGATAAAGTTATAGTAAAATTGCTGTTGTAATTATATCCAAAATTAATAAATTTTACTGTTTGAATTGATCCGTTAGCTCCAACTTTGGTAATTCTAACTAAAGTATCTTGGCCTCCAACGGCAAGGTTAAATATCTCCCCTACCCTAAATCCTGTGCCTCCATAACTAACTTGGTATGAATTAGTGGTTGGTTTTACAATACCAGTAAAAATGGTACTAGTTAAGTTTTTTACAAATACATCATCATCTATTTCAAAGGGAACTTCAACTAAACTCTTATAAAATATTTCATAAAGATTTGTAGCTAGAGTCTTTACTCTAACAATTTCCACTGTATAAGCAATATTATTTTTTACAAAATTTAAAAATCTATCTTGAAGATTTGTTACACTTCCTGAGGTTAATAGTACGCGTATAGATGTACGGAAACTCCATTTTCCATCTGATGGTCTTAATACAAAATCATAAGGATGACTGGTAGTAACAACAGTATCATATAAAACTTTAAAAAGAGTTTCAATTGAAAGAGTGCTTCCCTTTGCCTTGTATAACCCTTCTATTTTTTTAACTAAAAGTGATTTATTAACTTGAAGACTTACAGGTAGATCATTCGCATAATTTTTTAAAAAATAATTTACAAAACTAGATGTAGTTTTATCTATATCACTGTACTGTCTTGCATTTTGTACTAATTCAAGAGCACCTTGATCTTGTTCTAAAAATTTATAATAATACTTTAAGAATGCAACAAAGGTTGTATTATCAGTTCTAATAAATTCAGGTAACTGACTGCTTATTAATTCAGATACTCTGTCTTTTATTCTTTCAGTACTCACAGTATTGGTACTAGGAGTGGTACTTATACTTAAGACTCCTTGCATGCTAGAATGAATTTGACAGATGTAGTATAAGGTAGAGGGGGCATCGTTTGGAACTGTAAAAGATATTGTTCCAACAGCAACCCCATTATTAGTAACCCCATCATTATATGCACTGCCGGTACCAGTTACAGCATTAGTCTTTATCCAAAAAGGATGACCAGTTGCATTAACGTTAAAGGTATAAGTATTCCCTCTAACTAAATTAAGAGTTGGATTACTGCTACCATCAATGCTGTAAGCTCCTGCGCCTACGTTAGTTACTGCAAAGGTGGTCATATTATACCGAAGAGGTTACAGTAATAGTAGTACCGGCAACTAAACCACCGGTCTTATTAGTTGTAGTATCATCTAGTAGTAAAATTTCATTTCTTGAAACAGTCAAATTATAATCAGCTTCCTGTATGCCTCCTGTAATCCGGATATCCGTTACCCCAGCAGGAATACCCGATGGGGTAATACCAGTTAAAGAGATAATTCCTGTTCCATAATCTACTGTACCGACATTTGAAGATACGATGGCATTATTAACAATGTTAACAAGTCTTAATACACCTGAACCGGTATTACTTGGGGGTGTGTCATTTGGTAGATCCGTAATTTTTACCAGAGTAGAGACCCCATTTACAGAGATAAAAAAGAAGCTTGAAAGTATAGACCCAGGCTTTAAAGAATTTCTAAACTTAACAGCAGTATCCCCGGTAAATAAATTAGTAGTATTTAAGACTGGTATAATTCTACGTTGTAACTTTAATGTAAGCAAAGCGCTGGTAATAGAGTTATTGGTACTGAGAATATCTTTTATTAAAGCTGAATGAATATAATTTTTATTAAACTTTTGTACGTTGTTATTAAAGAAGTTAGTTATGGTAGTATTAACTTGGGCTCTTATTTGTTCAGAAGATAAGGTTGTAATAGATGAATTAAACTTTATATCAGCAGTAAGATTAACAAAGAAGAGAGAAGGATCAACAAAGACAGGGGTAACAGTAATACCTTGTTTAGACTTTAGAATATTATTTTTGATTGATTCTTTAGTAGCATCAGAAATAGTAAAGGAGGAAAATGGTTTTAAGGATATAATTACTCTACCATAATAGGGAGGATCATTGTCCTCTCCACCCCATACCGAAACAGATTCTGCTCCTGCATAATTAGCTAAGATCAACGCCTCATAATCGGTAGCAGTAACTGCTCTATTCTTTGCTGCATTAACCCTGGGTGCATTAAACTTAATAGAGGTAATACTTTCAGCATCCGCACCACCTGTTGAATTACTGTTAACGGTAATTGCAATACTACTTGATCCTCCTATTGTGGTTCCGGCGGTAAAGGACTGAGTTATCGTACTTGATACATTAACTGCTGAACCTGTTGCAACCATGTATTGAATAGTAACAATATTACCTGCTACTAAACTCTTACCAATTATACCATCACCAAAATAAATTTGATATTTACCTTGAGGGTTTTGTTCAAGATAATAAACGGCAGATGTACTTCCTATACCAGTAATGTCTGTCGATAAGGTATAGGTGCTTGTAGTGGTATCTGAAGAAGATGTTTGAACACTAACTTTAATGGTAGTAGTGTCTACTGCTTCGTTAGGTATTTCATATTTTGCAGCCGGGGTAATATCAGATACAACATAACTATAACTTAACAACGTACCTTCAGTAACATCTACGTCTGTAAATGTATACGTAGATCCGACTCTTGCAGCAGTTTTAGCTTCTGTAGTTAGAAACGTATATGGTACCCCATCTACAGTTGAAGTAAAGGGTGTGTACCGTTCCATTGTCAAAGACGCAGGCAAGTTAGATGGGTTAGTAACTACAATATCTAAATTAGCAACCGAGCCCCTTGCTGATACCGGCGTATAACCTAGGTGCTTGGCAATAGAAACTGCAGAAGATCTCTTGACTGCAGAATCCAAAAACATCTCATTTACTACCATGTTAGCAAGGTAGGCATTGTAATGGGTGTTGTAGGCAAGAACGTCTAAAAGAGTAGATAGACCGGAGCCCTCAAAATCGTAATCCGTAAACTCAGTTTGAGCGTTTAAGAACGTTTTTAAGTTAGTCTTGATTTGATCAAAGTCAAGTTCTGCTATTCTTAGATTAGACATTATCTTACTCTTGTTATTAGTGTTGTTAAAGTGATGGGTCTATCAGAGTTGTTTAATCTAAAAATAATATCACATACAAGTTCATTATTATCTGCTTTTTCACTAAGTACAACTTCTAACACCGTAGCTCTTGGCTCAAACTTATTGATAGTATCAATAATAGTCTTTTTCATAACCTGTGCAGTCACAGGATTAAAGTTCTCAAATAAAAGACCATGAATCTGACAACCAATTTCTGGATGAAAGGGACGCTCGTAGTGTCTCGTAGATATTAAATTTCTAAGAGATTGCTTAACAGCTTCTTCATCGTTCTTTCTCGTCACATCACCAGTTACAGGATGAGAAGAAAAAAGAAGATTAAAATCTGAATATTGTCTGGTATTTCGTGTAGCCATGTTTATATTTATATTAGCCAGCGAACACGTCTGAGCTTCCCTCTCGGATACTATCGTTTCTGGTGTCTCTATCGCCTATTCTACAAACCCCCCTACCATTAGCAAAGACCGTAGAGCTTCCTCCTACCATTGTATCATTTCTTGTATCTCTATCTCCAATACGAACTACACCAAGCCCGTTTGCAAAAACGGTAGAACTACCATTATTCTTAGTGTCATTTCTGGTGTCTTTATCACCAATTCTTGCAACCCCGGCCATTATGCTAACTGTGTTAGACCCTGGGAATGAGTCTTATGATTAAAGAATGTTAATACCTGACTTCTGTTCTTAACAGAATAGGAGACATGAATCCAAGGGTTTTTTGCATAGCTACAGTACTCTAATATCATTTGATCATATTTAAGAACTTTTGCAAGCTTGGTGGCTATTTCAAAATATTCTTTCTTTGTAATACCTTTGAATTGAATATCGACGCCTTGGCCAAGAGGATGCTGGGAGGTCTTAGCATTAGAGGCATTTCCTGGATCTCTAAATGCCGAGGTTACAAACATATTAGGGTATATCTTCTTTACTGGTTCAAGCACGTTG